TGCTGTTCGGCCATCTTGAGCAGCTTGAGCGCAACCTCATTGGGCAGGCATTCCACCAGCTCACCGCCGTTGCGGGTGCCTTCAATCAACACGGGTTTGATGCCTTCGGACTTCATCAACGGGCCAAGGAGTTTGCGCAGCGGTTGGTCGGTAGGGCTGTCGTCCACCGCATCCAGGCGGCGGTATCCAACAAACTTGTCGTGGTAGCTGTTGTTAGCCCGCAGCTCCTGGGCTTCCTTGCCTGCAATGACGGTCTGGCCCTTGTCCTTGGCTTCCTTCACCTGGGCGGCCGCGTGGGCCTCTTCTTTCTTGTGAAAACATGGCGGGTCGGTACAGATGTCTGCACCCTTCACATCGCTGAATAGATCAGGATCATGGCCGGTGCGCTTGGTGCACGTTTTGCAGCTACCGGCAGCGGGCACCAAGTCCACGCTGGTGATCTTGAACTTGGCCTCGCCCAGCTTGAGCATGTAGTTGCGCTGGACATGGTCCAGCGCTGCACGGTAGGTCATTGGCTCTTTGCCCTGCATGTAAGTATTGCCAGCAACAATTTCCTTCATGGCCTTGATCTGCAGCTTGTGGTCTGGGATGCGGGCCACCAGCAGGGCGCGGCTGGCATCAATGTCGCCATCACGCAGGCTGACACGGGCCTCGCTGCACAGGTCCAGCAGCTTGATGCGGCCGTAGACATAGCTGCGGCTCTTGCCGATCCGCTCGCCCACCTGGTCGGCAGTGATGTTGGCGTGGCGCATCAGGGTCTCGTACCCTTCAGCCTCCTCTAACTCGGTGAGGTCGTCACGCTTGAGGTTTTCGCAGAGCTGGATTTCAAGTGCCTGGTCGTCAGTCAGAGCGCGGACCATGGAGGGGATGGTGGCCACGCCAGCCAATTCGCTGGCCCGCAGGCGGCGCTCACCACACACCAGCTCAAACTGCACAGTGCGGTCAGTGTCTGCCAGACGGCTGCCGGGCAGGGGGCGCACGGTGATAGGGGTGTCAATGCCCCGGCGCTTGATGTCATCTGCCAGCTCGGCCAACTTGGTGGCGTTGAAATTCTTACGGGGGTTGGTCAGGCTGGGCGCAATGAGAGCCAGCGCGATGTTTGCAAATTCGGTAGTCATGATGTGGCCTTGTTGGTGAGGGTTTCAAAGTGATCAAGGAAATACCAGCGGGCAATGTGTGGCGGTAGTGGGTCATAGATAGGCTCACCAATCGGCGTGATGCCAGTGATCAGCGCCCAGTCATCCATGCTGGCGGGCATCAGGTCGCGCTTTTCGATGGCCAGCATGGTGAGGTCGGCCTGCTTGACGCATGGCGCATGTTGGGGGGGCAAGCCAAAGCGCTGGCGAATGGCTTGATCCAGCCTGAACTCGATGTTGCGGTACTCATGCAACTGGGCCTTGAGCGGGCTGGATACGTCGCCAATGTAGGCCTCGGCGGCATCGTGCAAGAGCGCCTCCAGGGCATGCTCTTTGGGTATGCAGTCGCACAGGCTGGTGCGCACGCTGTGCTCGGCCACGCTGTAGAAAACACGGGTGTGGCCAGTGAACCGGCAGATATGGGCCAGCGCGTGCGCAATGTCCTCAATCTCGATCAGGTCGGGGTCAGGGTTCATCAGGTTGAAGCTGATGCCGCTGTGGGTCAGGATGGTGGGGGTCATTGCACTGCCTCCTGCGTGGGGCGCAAAGTGGCCTTCTGCTCCAGGCCGTAGTCCTTACGGGTGCGGGCAATGATGTCCAGTGCTGCCGATTGGGCCGCGCTGCAGGGGTTGCCCACAGCTGGCTTGAAATCGGTCTGAATGGCGACGCCGCCCGTAGGCGTGTCAATGAGGGTGAGGGTGACGGACGGCATTACGCTACGGCCTCCAGGGGTTGGTTGATGACGTGGATGTGGGATGCATTGCGGGCCAGCAGCCGAATGTCAATCAGGGGCGCAGTCACGGTGACGCGGGTGCCTTCTTTCATGCGGTGGGCAGCGGCCTCACACTGCTTGTGCTGGCCTGCAGGAAAAGGCTGCTCAACATGCAGCAGGTTGTGCGTGACGCTGTCAAGCTCGATGTCAAGGCACAGCATGGGCACTGGCTGGGCAAGCGGATCAGGTCGGCCCGTGCGGGCCTCGGCGGGGTGAATCAGTGTGCCGGTGTATTCGACCTGGGGGCAGGTATGCAATGTCATGGCCTGCCTCCGTACAGCATGGCCAGCAGCACCAGAAGGCAGACGACGCTGGCAGTCTGGATGATGCGGTGGCCCATAGGCTGGCGGGCAGGCTTGGGAGGACGGTAGAGCGGGTTGCCCAGGCGGTCAAAGTGGTGGTGGTAGCTCATGCCGCCCTCGCTTTCAGTTCGGGCAGAAAGTCTTTCTTGCAGCGGTTTTTGAGGCGCAGGGTGTGTGCCCACAGCTCAAGCGTATTCCCGGTGGACTTGCCGGAAGGCACAGCGAGGATGGCATCCAGTAGCACGTGGATTTCCACATAGGTGCAGCGGCTGTCCATTTGGAGCACCGTCATGGCTGCAGAGTGCAGCCGGTCATCCAAGCGGCGCAGGTCCGTTAGATCAAAGGGGAAACGGTCACCGTTGTAGATGCCCAGCAAGAGCCTGCCGCACGTGCCGCCCTGCCCGGTATCCAGCATCTGCTGGGCCGTGTGGAAGAGGCTTAGGGCGGCTTCTTGCTGTCGTTGGGAATAGTGGGTCAGTGTCGCCAGCTGATAGGCGCGGCGGGTATCCACCTGGATGGTGGGGGCCGCTTGTGGGGCGGCAATTTGGGTAGCAAGCACTTTTCACTCCTAACCGCCTTGAGGTGGCGGGTTGGAGTGGATTTTAAGCATGATTAATCAATCAATGCAAGCATACTTAAAATTAAAGTTAAAATATTTTTACCGGCATAGTGCAGGTATAAGGACTCAAAAATGACAGAGGAAAAAAAACCACCGTTGTGGTCGGTGGCTGATAGCCACATCTTGCATGAAGCAGTGGCCGCTGCTGCGGCAGCTTTTAAGGCGTTAGGCTTGGAGGAAGATTCTGAATATTTTTTAACGAAGCTTTCAGACTGGCGGCAGCAAATTGAGACATTGCACTATCAATCCCCTTGCAATATGCGTCAAGGTGCTCATCGTCCCATTGTTTGCCCAGACCTATGTCTTTTAACTTTTGCGATTGAACTGCAAAAGCTACCTGAACCTGCTCCGAGGTTGGCGGTGGATTTAGCAAGATACACATTGCTTCTCGCTGGATATTCACCACGCCGATCAAGCCCGCAAGGGTAATACTTAAATCGCTCATTTTGTTGGCCTCCACCCGAAGGGTTTAGTTAGTTATCAAACGGTTTCATGTCGAGTTGGGCACCAAAATGTGCACGACTCCCATCTTTCAGCAAATATCCACCAGTGATCACATAACCGCAACTGGCGGGCACCAGGCCCAGTTTCATGGCCGCCAGACGTCGCCGGTAGCTGCGGGCGTCTTCACGTGACAGGTAGCCAATGGTGAGGCCCTGCACTGTGACTTTCACGGCCTTGTTGTCGTGCGGATTGCTATCTTCGGGCACCAGAATGGCGGTGCCCGTCACACTCTCATTGGGGTCCGGAACTGTGTCACGCAGGGCTTTCAGCACGTGCTGGTACTTGCTTTCGCCGACCACTTCAAAGTCGTATTCACCCCTCTCTGGCCAGGCGTGCAAAGCTATGGGGGGCGTTAACGATATTGGCGACGTTGCGTTGCTGCTACTGCTGCGGGTCAGATACCAGACAACGATGGCCAGCACCGCCAGCAATGCAATCCACATAATTTCTCCCTGAAATAATTGTTGAAATTCCCCCATTTGGGGGATTTACACCCGGCTGTATGCAAGGTAGGGTTTGAAGGGGAGTGTCATCTGTCGGTCCCTGTTTGCTGTTGCACACGCATCCACTCTCCCACTACGTTGTTTTCCAGTTGACGGCGAAAGTCTGCATCCAGTTGCGCCCACTGGCTTGGCAAGATCATAGGGAATGGCCACGGTTGTTGTGGACGTGGCCGTCCTTCGCCTGTAGCTAGCCAGAAAGCATCTACATCCAAAAAGCGGGCAGCTTTTGCGTTATTTGCTGCGTTGAAACTTTTTGTTGCGCCGTCCAAGAGGTATGTCATCGCCGCAGGCGATATCCCCAGTTCCTTTTGTAGGCTACCTGCCGTTTTGTTGGCAAGCGTGAGAGCCTCTCTGATCCTGTCTTTGTGTTCAAGCATACTTACAGACGATAGCAAAATTATTTTTAAGAATGCTTGCTAATAGAGCTTTAAGTATGATTAAAATCATTTCATGCTTAAAACTCAAGCCATCGAATTGCTGGGCGGCTCTATCACCGCAGCCGCCAAAGCTATCGGCATCTCTTATCACGCGGTGCACCAGTGGCCTGACGACTTGCCCCCACGCATTGCCGACCGGGTGTATGCCGTGTGGGGTAAGAAAAATATGCCAGAACTGGCCCAAGCCCCCGCCAGTTCTGCGCAGGCGACTACTGAAAACGTAGCAACTCAAGGAGTCTGAATTGAAACCAATACATCCCATTGCCTGGCGCAAACGCGCCGCCACCTTTGTCGTGGGCAACCCGCAAGCCTTTAAAGCAATACAAGCCACCTGGCTACGTGAGTCCCAAGAGCTTGATGAACTGCTGCGTTGCAAGTGGGATGGAATCCCCCGACTTGAGAGCTGGCTTGCGGATACCCTGAAGCCGCCGCCAGACCCGCTATTGCTATTCATCCGCCCGCTGGAAATTGAGCTGCGGATCGACCTCGACAAGGACGACCTGCTGGCCGCTGAGGTCAGCCTGCCTTTGGACCCTGCTTGCGACGTTTCGCAGCTGCGATCGGTGCGAATGCGGCGTCCATATTCTCTTTGTGCAGAGCTAATGCTTGTTGACGTTTCGCGTCTCCCCGCTCCATGAACATGGGCAGCAAGGCCAGCGCGTGTTCGGGTGTCGCCTTCTTTTCGAAGACGGCCTGTGCTGCTGCCCAACACAGATCTAGCGTGGCGGTCAGCTCGATGGCTGCTTTGCGGTCGAATTCTGGTCGGCCCTTTTGCAGTTCGATCTTGCGGTCGAACGGATTGTCTTCTTTCATGAGTACCCCTTGTAGTGGCGTTGGTGGTGTGAGAACTCCATTGTCCGCTTGTAGGGGGACTCACCCTTTCCACACTCACCGCCATCAAAACCGGCCAGCCAGTCTGGGTGATTTCCTCCCTGTCACTTGTGCCACACGCAGGCAAGCGTGCGGCACCTGGCTGGCCGGGGCGGTGGGTGCTTTTTATTTGCTGCATGCCTGCAGTGTGTTTTTTTTGCTTGTTTGTGTCTCCCCTTTTTACCCCTAAGAATTACGGAGCCTTCGATGAAGCTGTTTTATGACGACGAATTTGACGCCATCGCGACCGCCATTGGCAGCAGCGGCAAGCCGTTCAAGCTGGTGGCAGCGCACCTATTCCCGGACATGAAGCCTGAGAGTGCGTATGCCCGTTTGAAGGACTGCTGCAGCCCAACGGGCGACCAGCGGCTGACGTTTGGCCAGGTGGTGCGCCTGATGCGCTATTGCGAGTCCTATGACCCGCTGTCTTATGTGTGCGACGAGACTTTGCATGCCCGGCCATCACGCAAAGACCCATCTGACGAGCTGGTGAACCTGACCGAGGTGATCCACGGGGCGGCAGACACGATGAACCGAGCGCTCAAGGCCATTGAACACATTCAGGCTCGTGGTGGCATTAGGGCGGTGGCCTGATGCGCCCAACTGGTGAGATTCGCCAAGCGCTGATCCAGGCGGCGCGTGATGTGGTTGCCGATCTGGGACAACCCAACCGGGGTGCCACGCTGGCCGAGCTGGCCGACCGCTCTTGCGTGGGGCGCGATGCCGCCCGCCGCTGTGTGGACAACATGCGCCGATCAGGTGCCCTGCAGATTGTGGGTGAACGCCGGGTGGACTACCGCAACCGGCCCGTGGCGGAATATGTGCCGGCAGACCCCGGCATGCCGCTGGTTGAGCAGGGCTGGGTCAATCTGGGCCAATGCATGGCTGATTGGGTCAGGTAGACAAACACAATGAACGACTCACAAACCCCGGTGGTGGTGCCTCCGGTTTGGGACAACATCCCCTCAGATTTAGCCAACCGGCAGCAATGGCTGCTTTGGAAGTTTGAGTCCAAAGAAGGCCAGGCCAAGCCCGGCAAGATTCCGTATTACGTGATGGGTGGACGCCGCACTGGTGGCCAGGGCGATGACCGCGACCGGCAGCGCCTGGCCACGTTGGCGGTGGTGCGCCGTGCGTATGAGCGCGGTGGCTGGAGCGGGGTGGGCTTTGCCTTCCTGCCAGACGATGGGCTGATCGGCATTGACATTGATGGCGCTATCGATCCGGCCACGGGTGTGGTGACGGAGCGCTGCGCCAACATCATCAAGGCCTGCGCATCGTTCACCGAGGTGTCGCCCAGCGGCAAGGGTGTGCACATCATCGTGCAGGGCACTACCGAGACCAACAAGAGCAACGACATTGGCCTGGAAGTGTTTTGCGGCCGTCAGTTTTTCACGTTCACGGCCAACCGCTACCCGGACACCGTGGCCGACGTGGTTGCCATTGATACAGGCGTGCTCAAGCGGCTGCATGCCACGATTGATGAGGCCAAAGCAATCCGCGCTGCAGCAACACGGCCTGCACCTGCATCCAAGCCAGCATCCTCTCCCGCGTCATCTACTGCCGCGCAGCCAGACAGTTCGGGCGCTGATGATTTCAGGCGGGTGAATGAGGCGGCGATGCAGTCGCTGCAGGTGTGGGTGCCTTCGCTGTTGCCCAGCGCCATCCCCAAGGGCAGCGGCTACCGGGTCACCAGCAAGTCGCTCAACCGCACCAACCAGGAAGACCTGAGCATTGCCCCCGAGGGCATTGTCGACTTTGGGGTGGCAGACATGGGCGACCCCAAGCAAGGCAAGCGCACGCCGATCGACTTGGTGATGGAGTGTTTGCCAACGGCCAAGCCCAAGGACGCATTGCACTGGCTGGCCCAGCGCATTGGCGTTGAGTTGACCAAGCCCACGGCCCGCAAGGCGGTAGAAAAAAAATCGGACGGGCATGCTCCCGCAGGGGGAGGAAATAACGCGCAAGGG